CTTACCTCCGCCAACATTATGATGGCTTATGGATCGTTGCGCGGCCCTTCCGGTGCGATTTCTTTTTGTAGATGGTCAGCCCCTGCTCCTCCAATTTGGATAGGATATGGGCTGCCTGCCGGAAATCAATTTGGGCTGCTTCCATCAGCGCGCCAACCGCTTTTATTCGCATGGCTATTGCTCCGCATGACAACGGCACATTTGGAGCAGGAGCGGCAGGCGGTCATCGTCACCGCCCTTGTTCAGGCCCTCTTCGTAAATGTTCAGCAATGCAGCCAGATACCCGCGCTGGAAATCGCTGTCCGCCGGATCGTTGATGAAGCCAATCAGCGCCTGCTCAATGTAGCGGGTGGCCTTTTCGGCATCGAATGAAATTACGTTGGTCATGCGTTTTGCCCTCCATTAATACGCGCCTGCCTGTTGGCAGAAAACGCCACCAGCGCCTTCAGCAGCTTGGCTGAACCCTTCTTGGCATCTTCAGCCGCTTTGCGCTCTGCGTCATTGTTCCATGTGATATAGATTTCGCGATGCTTTTCCGCATTTGCCCGTTTTGCCTCAAGATTTTGCACCTGCCCACGCAGATAAACAACGCGCTTCAGGTCCGCGCCCAAATATGAGGCAATAAACCTATCGTCCGTAATATATTTGCACATGCGGATAATTTCCTGATCCGCCTGCGTCCGTCCTCTTACATTTGTCATTTTTTGCTCCTTTAAAATCGAATATCATCATCGGCCCATTCATAAATATCCCAGCCGAAATTATCGAACAGGAATTGGCGCAGGGTCATGCTTCGTCCCAATCTTTCCAGCGGCCATTGATCCTTTTTTGAACGGTGACTGGACCGTACTGCTCATAAACGGCAACGTAATGCGCGACCTCATTGGTAAGGTTGTCGCCAGACACCCACGCAACAGGCATGCCATCCTGAATTAATCTGAAATGCTCCTTCATTTGCGTTCCTTAATCATCCCCACCAATCGTCCTCCATGCTTCTGCGCTCCTCATCTGAAATGACAGGGCGCGTTGCAATTAGGTAACCCGTCAGGCCAAGCAGCCCGATGATTATAATGAATAACGGCGTGTTGCTGTTCATCTATCCTTGCTCCTTTTATATTTCGACAATCATCACATTTAGGCCAAGAGAACCCATGAAATCGCTTCGCGCCTTGCGATACGCCTCCAAAAACTCTTCAGTTTTAACCTCCTCAGACGGCAAATCAGGTGACCAAGCAATTTGCAATGCAGCGCTGGCTCTGGTGCGGTCCAAGGAAAATTCAGCCTCATATCCGTTGGGCAGCTTATATTCTTTTCGATATGCAAAGATGCTATCCATAAATCCCTCCCTATCTGATGCGCGTCACGGTCATGATGCGCGTTTGCTTGTCCGTTTTACAGCGGTAGCAGCGGTCGTGCTTGATACCGAATGCACTTGTCCTACGGGCAATCCTTTTCTTGTCATCTGCGGTGGGGGCCGGGAAGTCTTTGGACTGACCGACCGCCATTTCGAGCAGCCCGTAGGATGTTCGATTTTTAGCTTCCATCGCTGCGCACCTTTTTCTTCGGCATAACGCCCTTTTTTAACAGGCGACCTGTCTTCGGATCGCGGAAATGCGCATTTGCAAGCAAAAGCTTGTTGAGGAGAAGTTCCCTTTGCAGGCGTCTTACCTCACCCGCGCTGAATTTAATAATTTCCTCGACATCCTCGCGGGTGTGCCATCCGGTTAATTTATTAATGATGCTCATTTCATTCTCCTCCTTAATCGTCATACCAATTTGCGTTGGGCGGCGATGAACCCTCATCATAAAGGGTGCGCAGGACCTTCAGGCCACGGGTCTTGGTCTTGTAGTCAGCGGTGCTGACCTCAATCACCTCATTGACCAGCCATGCCTCCAACATCTGCTCTGCCGTCTGGGGCGCAACACCCCAGCGGCTTGCGATTATCGTGACGGCATACCGACCATCGCGCTTCGCATGATAATGGTTCGACCATGGGCGCTTGGATGTCCAAGCCTCCTGCATGGCGTAAAGGATTTGCTGGCATGTGGACTTGCTGGGCCAATCAGCCTTTTCCTCTTCGCCAGCGCTTTCGTCTGTCGGCTCCGCATACAGGCTGGTTGAACCCTTGATGTCCCCAATCTCGACCTTCTTCAGGCGGAAATTCTGCTTCCAGCCGTCCGGTGCAGACTTAATCTTCTTGGCCAGCATCTCGCCAATGTCCGCACCCTCTTCGCGGGTAATGGACAGCAGCGCATCACCAGCCCCGTCAAAGACCGTAGAGCCACGCAGATTGCCATTGCGGCTCGTGTGGTGGACACCAGCCACGGTCGATCCAAACACCTCCCTGACGCGGTCACAGGCGGATATAAACAGGGTCATATCCTTCTGTAGGTTTTCGTCCGCTCCGGGAAGCACACGGCTGACCGTATCGACGTTAATCAGGACCGGAGGCTCACCAAGCTGGTTGGTGATGTCTAGCACCGTGCGCAGAAGCTTATCGACGTCTGCTTCGGCCATAAAGTTGATGGTCTGGCGGATCAGGTAAAACGGAATATCATCGACGCTGATGCCCGTTTCCTTTTCCCACGCCATGATGCGGAATTTAAGATCCGCTACACCTTCGCTCGACAAAAGCACAACGGGGCCATGCTTGTGGATTTTGCGTCCCCACCATTCGTCCAAGCCAGCGGCAATGGACAGTGCCATGCCAAGGCTGATGAACGTCTTACCACATCCCGGAGGCCCATAGATAAACATCAGGGAATTCTCGATCACGATGCCCTCAACCAGATACTTTGGATCGGGCAGCGCCTTGATGTCCTTTACGCTCAGGCGCTCGTAAACATCGATGTCGGCTTGCGTTAAGGTGTGGGAGCCGTCACCGCCATCGCCCGTTGGTTCCTGAAAAACCAAATCGGACTTTTTTTCTGGTGCGGGGACAGCCGCCGCTTCCTTTACACGACCATCCCACTGCCCCATGGCAATGTTCCATTTTTGGAAGAACAAGGACGCACCGCGCCCTTCGCGCTCCAACAGGATGTGGTTTGGCGTTCCGGGCTCAAACAGCCTGCTTTTGACGTTCTGGTCATATTTCGTGAACGCATCGCGCATTTCACGCTCTGCCTCAGCATCGCTGATAAACGGGCAGTCGCGATACATCTGCACCACCCGCGCCCAGATCAGGCGCGTCATATAATCTTCGCGACCGTCCACGATCTGGCCGAAGGCGTCTGTCGCTGTCGCAGGGCTGTCTGTGCGCTCACCGCGCTCGACCTTGGTGTATTGCGCCAACAGATCGTCAATGGCCTCCACAAGCCACATAGGGGCCTCTGGGATGGCAATGTTCCACGGCTCAAAGCCTTTGACCCATTCATATGACTGGCCGCTCTCGTGCTGGCTGGGCGGCAGCATGGCAAAGCCACCCTGACCGCGAATGTCCACGCCCATGCTTGTCTTGTTGGTGGGCGACACCCAGCCTTCAGGGGCCTTGAACAGTAATTGCAGGCCACCGCCGCCAGTGCGCTGTGTGGGCGCGTTAATCGGCATGCTGCGGTTATGGTTGTCGATCAGGTCATCCAGCCACGTCTTAGCCGCAGGATGGTTGTGCAGGTCGATGTCGAGGACAAATATGCCACCGGACGCATTACCTGTGATGATGCCCATGTTGGGGCGAGAGCGAAATTCACCGCTCCCACCAAACCAATTATTGAACGTGTCATCGTCAGCAATGTGATGTTCGTAATCACGCCACTTGATGACGGGGCGCTTCCACGCCTTATCTTCGCGAGGCATCTTGGCCGGAACGACCTGAATGCCCAGTTGGCGATACATTTTGGCATAGTCAGCAGGACCTGCAAAATCGTAATCGAATTGAATATTTTCCACTATCAGCCCCTGATCTATGTGTAATTAAAGCGTTTTCGCTCCGTAATATGCTATGAGGGCGGCGTCAGATCGACCGTCATCCTTTTTGCGTTGAAACAGATTGGCCTGCGCCGGAAAAAGCTGCATGGCTCTTTCACGGCTTCCGTCCTTACCCGCACGTTGATTGACAGCCTTCTGCCACGCCTGAGGCGTTACAAGCGTTGTCGGGATGTCATATGCAGCAAGGATACCCTCGACAATCCCTAATGATCGGCCAAAGCTGAAAACAGATGTCACGCCCTGTCCGGTCATAGCGTTGACGCGCTCCAGAAATGCCGAATTGATCTTGCGACCAGCAAGGTGGTTGGCCAGCGCCTGAGCGCTGACCTCCCGCTTCTTCTTGCCATTGCGGACAAGTTCCAACACTGGCATGTCAACGACCTCAACGGTCTGCTCGACCGTATCGTAAAACGCAAGCGCCCCACTAAGGCCGGGATCGATGCCAAGGACAATCACAGGCCCAATGCCGCTTTGTATGTGTCGAGCAGCGCTTCCTCTTCGTCACGCGCATCCTTTTCCATGCGGCGCAGGCGAATGATCTGCTTCACGATCTTGGTGTCATAACCCTGACCCTTGGCTTCGCTGTAGACGCACTTGATGTCATCAGCGATGCCCTTCTTTTCCTCTTCCAGACGCTCAATGCGCTCAATATATTGGCGCAGTTCCGCCGCTGTAATTTCATAAGACATTAATTTTGCTCCTTGTTGCGTTCTTCGATCATTGCGTCGGCATAAGCATATGCCAAGCGGGCAGCTTCCCACTCGTTGTTTTCGCGACAGGCTGACTGTAAAACCATGCCAGCAAACCAGTCACGCAGTTCCATGCCGGGCCTTGGCCCCATGTCTGAAACGTGTGGGTAAACATATTTATCCTTCATTTTCACTTCCTCTTATTGAATTGTTTCGGTCACAGCGTCGGCTGCGATGCCTTCGTGAATGGCCGTAACTGATTCGTTAACGGCTTCGCGGATCGACACCATCATCTTGTCGATGAAGCCTTCGTCCAATATGCCGCACACCAGTCCGGTTGCTAGAAAGTTGGTCATCATCATAGCGGTAACGCCCAGACCATCGCCGGGATTTGGCGCAACCTCCATCATAAGTTTCTGGACCTTGGCAGCGGCGTCAACCAGCCCCTGCTCATCCAATGCGTTAATTTCATCTGTCATATCTATCCTTTAAATTTAGAAAATTTCATTCAACCGCATAATGTTGGCGGCTATCTCTTTATTGTCACCGGCCAAGGCAGCAGCCTCACGCACGACTATCGGTGCGACTACTGACAAGGCCCGTCTGGCTGCAAAGCGGCAAAGTTCTATTTCCTTCATTGAGCCACCATCCGAAAAGGCGGCAGGGTTGATAGCCTTTGCCATTGCGGTCACCAAATCTTCGACCGTTTCTATGTGGTCGGTCGAAATGACGGTCATCCCAGATCTTTTAGTGCAAGCACCTCGACGGTGTTTGCCTCACGATTTGTTAAACAGGAAACCGACTCGCGCCCAAATGCATTGACGCAATACGATGAAATATCGCGGGAAATTACACGGGCGTCGTAGGACTTGCAGTCAATCACCGCCGTGTTCCCAGCCTTCATGCCTGTCAAAAAGGGCAAGAAGAACTTGCGCACTTCGCCACGGGGGTATTGAGGCAATTTTGTAATTTTGGGCGCAGGCTTTGGTGGCAGCACCTCAAGTTTGCCATACTCAAAGCCATCTGGCCTAATGACCTTAAATTCCAAGCCAAGCAACTCAAGTATATCGATGGCTTGCTTTAATTTACGCTCTTGGACTTCTAACATTTTGTTGCTCCTTTAAATGTGTCTACTAACCCTCTTCAAAGCCCTCCGGCCTGAACCCTGACAGCAGGGCCTCGACCGCAACCGACGTTGGTCCCGGCACTGGGCATTCGCCACTTTCGTAGCGTCTAATGGTGCGATCTGAGCCAATCCCCATGCGCAAAGCCTTAGCCAACTGCGTGGTTGTCATGTTCAGCGCATTCCGCGCCAATGCAAAATCTTCTTTTGTCTGCTTCATCATAACTCCAATTGTTCGATAGGTATCGCCGCACCAAGTAGGGCGGCGTGTCCTGCCATGTCAAGCAGCCTTTTTCCCCAGACGGGACTCGACTGCATTACGCAGCATATGTGGCTGCCAGTTCCAAACACGGCAGGCCTCAGCATATTCGCGACATAAATCCCGAATTTCATTTTCGACTTCACGCTTTTCCTGCGCTATTTTATCTGCGCGCTTAAACGCTTTTTGCGATCTCTTAATAATATCAAGCACTTGTGCATCGTTCATAAAATATCTCCGTTAATCAAATTTGCCGATAGCCCCTGTAGCTACGGGCACACTGCCCGATATGTCAACATCATTTTTTGGGTTGACGTATTTTTTTTACGGGCGTACTGTCCTGCGTATCGATTAATTATCTATTTATGGAAATCCTATGCAAACACATTCTAAAATTCAGGAATATATAGCCTACCGCATCGCGCAGCAGTTCAACTTTGGCGATCCGGAGGGCTTGCTTTCCGCGCCACGGGCAGTAACATCTGACCTGCAAACCGCCGTATCATCGCTGCGTATCGATGATCGCAACGGTCAATCCTATCGTATCACTATTGAGGCTGTATAATGAAAAACCCGTTCGAAGTGCATGACATTCAGCACCTGTCACCATCGACGTGCAACCTGTTCACATCGTCACTGGCCACATTCGTCATGAACAAGTGCCTGAAGAAAACTTCATCTGTTGGCCCAGCCGCCTATCGCGGGACTGCGGTCGAAGACGGTGTCGCCCATGGGCTTTTTAACCCTGACGCATCCTTGGCGGACTGCACCAAGGTCGCGCTGGACAAGTTCAACACGCTTGCCTCATTCATCAGCGGCGAAAAGGTCGATAAGGAGCGTAAGGCAATTCCGGACATGGTGGAGATGGGCCTGCGCGAATTGCGCGGCTATGGCGTCCCGTCATCCGCTCAGGGCAGCGTCAGCCTTGATATTGAGGGCCTGCTTGTGCCCATGATCGGCTATTATGACTTTGAGTGGGAGCAGCATGGCATGCTGACCGACCTGAAGACCACCCACGCGCTGCCCAGCAAGATCAGCCAGCCGCATGCCCGTCAGGTGGCCCTGTATCGTGCCGCAAGGGGCGACAACCTGTCTGCGCGGGTTTCGTATATAACGCCCAAGAAACACGCCACATATGCGCTTGAAAATGCCCGTGAGCATGTTGAGGCTCTGGGCAAGATCGGGCTCACCATCCAGCGCTTCTTGGCGCTCAGCGATGATCCCATGGAATTGGCGTCATTCGTCGTTCCAGATACGGACAGCTTTTATTTCAATGACCCAGTTTCGCGCCAGCAGGCGTTTGAGATTTGGGGCATATAACCAGTTTCCGCACAACGCGGGGAAGCAAGGTGCTGGCTAAACAGCGCCATAGAAGGAAAATGTAAAATGGCATTTGGTTTTAATTACGAATCATCCGGTGGCGACATCATCCCTATCGTTAAGTTTGACGCACGGGCAGGTCGCTTCTTCCGCATCGACCGCTCTGACGGTGTCAACAATCCCGTAGACATCACCACAGGCTTCAAGGCCGTTATGGACTTTGAAAACATTGAGGTCGGCTTCATCAATTTCCCAGCCGGTTCAGCGCCTGAATTCAAGGTCGCTCCGATTGGCCAGCCCATGCCTGAAAATCCCGGCGGCAAGTTCCGTCAGGGCATCCGCATGATGCTGAAGCTTGGCAAGGATTGCGGCGGTGACGTTCGTGAGATTGCTTCGACAGCCAAGGCTGTTCTGGGCGCTTTCGACGCCTGCCACACCGCATATCTTGCCGGTGCCAAAGAAAACCCCGGCAAGCTGCCTGTGGTCGCCCTTGAAACCACAGTCCCTATCGTCACGCAGGGTCGCGACGAAAAGGGCAATGCCGTAAAAACGACCAACTACGCTCCGGTCTTCAAGATCGCAAGCTGGGTTGAGCGTCCCGCTGACCTTGTGTTTAGCCCGAAGAATGGTGGCGACGCCGCCCCTGCGCATGTGCAAGCTGCCCCACCAGCCCCTGCATCGCCGCCTTCGACAGGCTCCACGCAGGTTCCGCCTCCTGCCGCCGCATCGTTTGAAGACGATTTCGGCTAATGGACAAGAGGGTGGGCGGGGTGCTATGCCCCGCCCATCTTTTTGAAGGTATTGCTATGAGATTTCAGATTACGATGAACATGCCGTCGCGAAGCGGTAATTCGGTCCACCAGATCATTGGCGAACATCCAGCCGAAAGCTTGGAAGAGTTGGTTGACGAAATGCGCGATTCGGATTTTATCATTGTCGATGAAATCTATAAAGACAGCGTTTCTGCCGGTGGCATTGGGAATTTTTATAGCGTCGGCAAGATTGCCCTAAACCCACTGTTCATTGGCAAGGTGAAGGTTTTTCAATAATGTCATCGATTAAAGATTTTACATGCAGCCACGGCACTCGCCTCACCAAATTTTGTCGAGAATGCGGCGTCACCTCTATCATGCGTGAAAACAAGGCGATCTACACCGAATCCGATATGGTGAACCACCCTCCGCACTATAAGGTGGGCGGCATTGAAACCATCGACTACATTCAGGCCAAGCTGACCGCCGAAGAGTTTTCCGGCTTCTGCAAGGGTAATGCCCTAAAATACATCAGCCGCGCCAATCATAAGAAAGACGCGGCTGAAGATTTGCGTAAAGCGATTTGGTATTTGGAGCGCCTTGTTACCCCTGAAGGTAACTAAGCAGCGCCGCAATTCCAGCAGCCAGAACCGTCAGGCCACCAATCGCCTTGGCTTTCCATCCAGTGCTTGGCACCTCTTTGTCCATTGGCAGGATCTTACCGACGGCCTTCTTTAGGACGGCCTTTTCGGCTTCCTTCTGTATTAGCTTTTTCAGATTAACCATATTAGGTCTCCTTATAACCAAGCAGCATACTTCTTGGTTTTCAGTTTACGGTCTTCGAGACCGTGGGTTCCGCCATTGATCCGCTTTGTCAGTGCAAGGATCGCAGCGTCGTTGATGCCTTGGTCGCAGATCGACCAAAGCTTGTTCGCATCGAAGAACCACAGGGCGCTTTCAAAACCCAATTCGGTAGCCACAAGGTCTGGATTGTCCAACACCTCCTGTTCGCGTCCGATGTATTTGCCGAATGCGCGGTAGTTGTTCTTGCCAGTGAGTTGAAGCGGACCACGCCCCCTGTATTTCCATCCGTCGCCAGACGCTTCATCGCCATTGCCCATGCGATTGGCATAGACGCGGTTGGCAATCTTCTGCGGCTGACGCTCATAGGCTTTGGCCATTGCGTCGGTTGGGAAATACTTTCCGAAGATGCCGCGCAGACCCTTCGCGCCGTAGTTCAGGTTCTCGCTGAACGCCTTGAAGTTGCCGCTTTCATGCGCTGTTTGGGCAAAGAAGTGCGCGGCACGGTTCTTGTTCAGCTTGAAGTGGTCACAGGCCGATTTCAATGTCCCCGGACCAAACGCGCCATCTGGGTGGCATCCACATTTACTTTGAAGGTTCGTTAAGCTCATTTGCCAGCACTCCGCCAATCAGGGAAATCAAGTTCATCGACAACGCCGTCGCCGTTGGCGTCATAGCGCAGGTCACCGCGATACTTCTCCCAAGGCTCCATGTCATCGTCATCATCGTCTTCGTCGATAAAGACTGTGGCTTGCGGATCGTCGTACTTTTTCGGCTCTTCTGCCCCCATTTCCGGCGTCAGATCGAGAGGCGGTACGGGTGCTGGCGCAGGCTCTTCTGGCTCAGGGTCGTTGCGGTCTCCCGGTGGCGGTGGGACCAGTTCACCCTTCATGCCCATCAGCGTGGCGTAGGAGCCAGCCACAGCGCCAACAACCGAGGTCATGACGTATGACAGCAGTCCGAACACGTCCTTATTGTCGATGATCTCATTCGACACAAACAGGCCAACAATCATGGCACAGGTGATTGCGATGATCACAAACGCCATCGTCTTTGCAGCCAGTAGGAGCGCCTTGATGCGCGCCTCCAATAGTTTATCTTCCATCATCAGTCCTTTCCGGCCAGCGGGTTCGCCAGCGTCTTTTGAATACGTTCCGCAGTCTGGGCTTCAAGTTCCTTGATCCGCCGTTGCTGCTCCTTATCCTGCTCACGCAGTTGGTCAATGATAGCGCGCTGCATAGCCATGTTCTGTGCATCGCTATTCCGAACACTGCTCGACACAGCGTCAACCGTCTGGCGCGTCCCGCTGACGCTGCTGGAGATCGATCCGGTCATGTAATTCAGGGCTTCACTGTTGATCTTGGTCAGGCGCTCAACGCTTGTCACGCGCTCATCCAGAACCGAAATGCGGCCTTCAATGCCAGACAGGTCTGGCGGCACATACGCAGCGGTCACCTCCTGCATGGTCAGGAATTGCTGATACACTTGGAAGCCAGCCCACAGGCCACCAAGGACTGTCGAAAAGGCCGCAAAGATAATGGCAATCTTGCCGCTACTTAGGCCACCAATGTTAAAGCTGAAGCCGCTCTCATCGAAAGAGACCTTTGGCTCCTCACCTGTATTGCTCATCCACCATCTCCTGCCAACGGGCATCGTTCGTCTGCATCATGCGATACAATTCAAAGTTTGCGTCTCGCAGTTTGCGCCTGCTATATATATCGCGCACAGCGTAAAAGTCAGCCCTGTCTTGCAGTGACGCCTGTGTATATGCAGCAAAGCCCGGAACCGCACCCATCTCCGAAATTGTTTCGCTCTGCCCCTCAGACATGCCGCCTTCGGATTGCGGTGCATTTCCGGCAGAAACGACAGGCGGAGGTGAGCCAAGCCCCAATACCTCTGTGGCGCTGGCCATAGATAGCGGATTACTTGCTGAGATTGCCATGTCGAGCGGTGACGCACTCTGCGCTACCGATATTGTTGGCCCCAAAGAAAGCGCACCGCCAAACGTGGTGTCGAAACGCATTTGTGTGGTAAACGCGCCAGACGCTGAGGCGTCCTGCGTTTCTTGAACAAAGCTGCTCTGCGCCTGTGTATTGGCTTGGACCTGCTGCGCCTCCTGCGCGGGGCCATCCTGTTGCATGCCGTCTTCAAAGTCTGGTCCGGTCGCGGCAAGCGCAGCAACCTCATCAGGGCTAAGGCGCTCAGCCGTGTCGGTTTCATCCGCACTGACCTCCGCTTCAGCGCCAGCGCTTTCTGTGGCGGCTTCAGGCTCTTCTGCCGGTGCTACAGCTTCAGCGACCACCTCAACCTCTTCTGCCCGTTCCAGCGCAGCCTCAGCCACCTCCTGCACCCGATCCATCGCCTCCGGCTCAATGACCGCGCTCTGCTCCACAGCTTCGGTAATCGCGGCCACGGGATCAGGTATAACGTCTACAGCGGCTGGCGGGCAGGTTGGGTCCATTGGCGTCACATTACAGTCAACGGCCACGACCTCAGGTTCAGGCGCAATCCATGACAGGATGCCGGACTGGTTCTGCATGAACTGCGCGTTGCGCCCATAAAAGAGGGTGATGTTATCGTCCGCAGTTGGGCCAGTAATCCCAGCGGTGAAGGTGTGGCCTCCATTAAAGCCCAAATTGCCGTAATTCAGTTGTATCTTGCCGTCGGCAAAGAGGCCTATCTCGAAGGTGCTGCTGTTGTTCGTGCCATACTCGTTCACACCATACCAGCCGAAGAGGATCGAGCCATTGTCGCGACGATAGTAAGGGTTGCCGGTAAAGCTGATTAGGTCTGACCAATAAGCGTAAATGGTATTGCGCTGCGCCATTTCGATGGGCTGGCCGTTGCAGCACAAATGCGCCCCGCTTTGAAACGATACGAAGCCGTTGCTCGACACCCAAACGTCGGTGAAAGTCTGGCCCCAGTACTCAAACTCAAAGCCAAGAGCGACGTTCCGCGTGTTGTCGTCGCCCAGATTGAGCGGCGTCATCGTCGTTGGAGCGCCAAGAATTTGTGGAGCCACCAAGACAGGCTCATAGGTCTGCGCGGAAACAGGTGCTGCGAAAGCCGATATAAGGAAAAGGATTTTAATCCTTGTCAGGGCGCGCATCGACGTTTTCTTCCCACGCAGCGCTGGCTTCGTCGCCAATCTTACCCATGAACGGGCAAGGTGTGCCAGCCATTTCCATTGCCTTAAAAACACGGCGGTCTTGGCACAGGAGGCTCACAGCGGCGACGCGCATACCCATGTCGTATAGGGTCTTAGACAGCTTCATGCGTTCGCAGTTTTGGTCGCGCACAGTGCGCCCAGCCGACAAGCCAATGATTTGCGTCTGCACCGCACCAGACTGGCCGGTGGTGCAAAGATCTTGGCTGTAGGACATCATGCTTGGCGCGATGGCGCTGGGAGGTGGCGACTTGATATTCTGGTCGATTATCTGGCGACTGACGCTTTCGCTGTAGCTTTTGCTGTCGGACACGTTGACGTTGTTGTTCTGGTTGACGTTGTTCGTCGAGGCCGTGCTGTTGATCGTGCTATTGCTTGTGTCGATATTCCGGTTGGTATTGTCAGACGTGCTGTTCACGCTCTGGTTGATCGTGCTGTTGCTGGTGTCGTTATTGTAATTGTGATTGGAATTCGAATTCACCGACGTGCTGGTGTTTTGGTTGATATTCGTCATGGTCCCAGAATTGATATTCTGGTTCACATTCGTACTGGTGGACGTGTTGTTATTGTTGTTGGTCACCGTCCCAGAATTTATGTTCTGGTTGACGTTCGTGTTGGTTGACGTGCTGGTGGACGTATTATTGTTGTTGTTCGTATTGGTGCTGGTGGACGTGTTGGTGTTGTTCGACGTGCTGTTGGTGGTCGTGTCGTAAACATAGGACACTGGCGCGGGGGTCGATTGTGCAATCACCATGGAAGCTGCACCGATTGTGGCCACAAAAACTATCAAAAAACGCTTCATCACCGATCCGCCTTGTTATCCAGCTTGTCCTCAATCCTGCGGAGATGGATCATCACCTCATCAAACTTTTTATCGATGGCGTTGAATTTTTCGTCGCCAAAGCCAAGGCGCGCTTCAAGTAGCGTCAACTTGTTGGTCAGATTTACCCATACAGTGATCAGCGCCCCAACAAAAGTCAGGGCGGTGATGACAAAGCCGATGATGGTGAGCAGGGTATCAACCGTCATAAGAGCGCATCCGCCTCAAGGGTAATGGTTGCCGTATCAAGCACAGTTGCTGTGCCAACCTTGCGGATTTGAAGCGTAATCTGCGCTGTTTCATACCCACCAGCATTCGCAAATGTATTCCACTCTTGAGTGCTTGATAGCGCCAGCCAAGCGCCGGTCACGCCAGCGTTCAAAGACCCATAAACAAGGGTGGCAAAGACCTCGTAGTTCGAGGCTTGCGATGTCGGCGTACACCACTGCCCTATGTTACTGTAGGAATTGTTCAGGCGCTCGTCCGTTTGACCGCCGGATGTAAGGCGATACCCAGCGGTGGCACTTGAAAGCCCACCCGAAGCGTAAGAGATGTTTTGGTCGCTAATCGAAATTACGACATTGGTGGTGCCGTAAAAGTTTTGGATGCTGATTGCACCAGAGGAGGGAACGGCACCGTAAGTGCCAGTTGTGCCCGCCGGAACCAGACCGCCGCCTGCATAATACTCGCTTAGCGAAATGGGGTTTGTGCCACCAAATTCGCCTTGAATATCGGAAAGCGACAGCGGTACGCCGGGGCCCGGTAGTGCCATTATTTTACTCCCCGAAGTTCATCCACCTCAGCGCGCAGTTCCTTTATGGCCTCGACAAGAAGCCCAACAAGGTTGCCATAAGCCAGCGACAGAGTACCATCATTATCCGCGACCGCCTCTGGCAGCACGGCCTGAACGTCCTGTGCGATTAAACCTGTCTCACGATGGCCTGTATCTATGCGTGTGTAGGTATAGCCAGTCAGCGTATCGACCTTATCAAGCGCATCGCGTATCTGCGCCATGTCAGTTTTAAGCTTGGCATCGGAGTAAGCGGTTACGTTACCCGAAGCCGTGATGCTGCCTGAAGCCGTCAGGTTGACGATGCTGTAGCTATTGGCACTATTCAGAGCGTTGGCTGTTGTCGCCGTCGTAGCCGTTGTGGCGCTGGTGGCCGACGTTGCCGACGTTGCCGATGTGGCCGTCGCAGCGTTGCCACTGATGCTTATATTCCATGTGCCAGTGGCACCCGTGCCGTTGGGCTGGACAGGGGTATAGGTAAGAGCGGTCGTAATGTCTGCCGCACTAAGCGTAACCGCGCCCGTGCGGGTGTTAAAACTGGTAACGCCTGTGCCCAGAGCCTGTGAAACCCAAGCCGTTCCGTTGGATGTAAGTACATTGCCTGCGGTGCCGGGGGAGACAGCCGTAACAGCAGACGTGCCCGCGCCGATCAGGACCGCGCCTGAGGTTAGCGTTGTGGCACCAGTGCCGCCATTGGCAACCCCCAGTGTGCCGCCAAGCGTCAGGGTTCCTGATGTGGTAATTGGGCCACCGGACAGCGTCATGCCGGTGGTGCCACCCGATCCCGACACCGAACTTACGCTACCGCCGCTCACGCCAACGGCCACACCGTTAACAAAAAGGCCAGTCGCGTTAATTGTGCCAGCACCCTTTGCGCCAGCAGTAGGTGAGCCTACCTGAATGCCCGCAGAGGCATTGAGGCTGGTGATGTCGGTGTTGGTGCCTGAGGCAGCGGCTCCAAGACTGTTGCGGGCGTCCGCTGCGGTGGTCGCGTTTGTACCGCCATTGGCAATAGGGAGGGTCCCCGTTATCTTTGAGGCGGCAAGCGATGTGATCCACGACGGGTTGGCGTAGCTGGAACTGATCAAGGCGGCGTTTGTTGTATTGAGGCCAACATTGGTGCCATCGCAAATAATCCCAATCGTATACCCCTGCGGGACGGTAACGGTGCTACCGCCACCAGCCGAAGAGAATAGAATGGAAAATGCCCCGGACGTATTATTAAATATGTACCAGAAACCGCCGACGCCAGCAGGAAGCTGGTAATTGACGTTTGCTGTCAGCGTCCCTGTAATAGCAATAATCGGAGGCCTGTATTGCGATACTGATAGCGTCACAGTTCCAGACGCGCCAACAGCATTTATGGTTGTCGTGCCACCAAAAGCCGTATCGATGATGTCCCAGTCGTTGTTGACCGGGGTTGACCATGTGTTGTTATAGTCACCGTTTGCGGGCTTTTCGATATATTTATTGGTGGTATACGAACTGACCATGGGTTACTCCTTAGATGGCTTTCTGCGCGACAGCCAAGGCACTTGCTATAGCATCATCGCGCTCATTTAGCAGGGGTTCCGTTGCCTTGTTCGAAACCTTTTTAGCCATTTTCGCTTTGTTCATCAACGCCTGAATAAGCGGCTCAATCCCGCCAACCTTGCCGCCAGCCTTGTATGCAGCGCGACCGCCACGGGCTTGTGGTTGAGGTTGTTGTTGTTGTTGTTGTTCAAACTGGGCCGCTAATTTTTCAGCATCAGCTATGTTCTGGCTTTCCATCATTGCATTTGCATCTGAATCATTCTGAGCAGTTTGCTTCGCATCCTGATAGCCAGAAACAACACCAGATGTGCGAAGAGGCGCGTTAACAGTCCACTGAGGTATGTCCACTGAGTATTTTGGGGCCCCACCAAGTTCGTTGCGAAGCAAGCCAAGATCGGCAGCCCCTCGACTTGCGGGCCCGCTACCAAGCGCGCCTGTTCCCGCCATATAACCAAGCGTTCCAGTCGGGTCTATGGTACTCCCGGCAAGGTATCCGAAGGTGCCCCTTATAAGCGGCTTGGCCCTTTCGTAAATCCGTTGGCCAACACCCATGTTTGCGTCTAAATCACGGACAAGCTTAAAAGGCTCCCTTTGCGGGATTGCATTAGGGTCAGTAGCCGCCCGCGCAGCCATGCTCCGCTCAAAAAGGTTTGCTTCGTTGGGGTCAAGGATATTGCGGTTTCCGTAGGTGCTATGAAAAGCCGCAAGATCCTGCGGCGAAGCGCCCTGTTGGCCATACCCTGTACGGATATAATCTTGAACCAAGGTTGGGTCTGTCATAAGGCCGCGATTAGGGTCTGTAAGGACATCAATCAGGGCATTGGGGTTTTGATAAGATGGCGTGACACCCTTTTCCCCTACAAATTTATCCTTGAAGACGTCGCCAATGTAAGTGGCGGCATCTGGCTCACTTGAAAATACAAACCTGCCAGTCGCGGGATCGCGCTGTGTAAGGTCGAACGTCCTTTGCGCCGCTGTCCGAACAATATCGTTCGCGGGCGTTGGAGGGGCATCGATGCCATTCTGCCGCCAGTTGCGGAATTCCTTGCGCGCCTCCGCCAAGTGGTTAATGGCTTCGTTAATTTTCGGTCCATTGTGCGTAGGAGCCATGTCAATGGCTGTATTATCTAGCGCATCAACCTGTGCCATGGCGGCTTTGTAGTCGCCCATATTGCCACTTTGGTAAGCCTTCTGGGCAACCGCGTTCAGCCGCTTGCGCTCAATTTCCAAATTTTGCAAATTAAGCATGTTGCGCGGGGGCGCTTGACCAGCCGCAATACTCGCAGCGTTTTCTTGATTTAGATACCGAACCAAGTCGGGCAGCGCTGGCTTCCCGCTGTTGGCGTCAATCCAAGTGGGAATTGCGGGATTGTAAGTGTATGTTGTATTAATCCCCGGTATGGTCGCGGTTAAGGGTTCAACGGTCTGACCGTAGCCACCAATGTTTTTTATTGAATTATCAAAAGACGCCGCCGAATTTGGGAAAAGGCTGGGGTTTTTGGCCACATCTTGCGCGCTCAAGCCCTGCTTGCGGAGCGCGGCATCATATTCCTGTTGGAACTTTGTTACAAAGGCGTCGGGGTCAGTGTAAACACCGCCACCTTCGGTTTCCGCAGCTTTATCATATGACCACTGATATGCATTCCGCTTCTCAAGATCGGCCCGAATAAAATCTTCAGCAATGTCTTGGTAAGTTACAGGGTTGGCTCCCTGACCGCCCAAATTTTCGCTAAGGTAATCACCCAACTGGTTGGTGGTTGAGGTCCGCGCCGCTGCTTCCCGGTTGCTGGAAAACAAACCGCTTTGCCCCATGCCCTTGTTTTGCTGTAGAATGCCCGGAGGTTCATTCGTGGCTGTTGACCGGGTAATGCCTATGGCATCTTTGGTGTTTCTGGCGGGAACGCCAGTTAAGCCGCCGCCCTCTGGCGCTGCGGTGCGAATAGCACCCTCAGCCAAAATAGCAGGCGTGATGCCCTTACCCTTACGGTTGATTGTCTGATCGATTACGCCGCCAATATAAGGGGGAGCATAATTCTCGCGCTTAAAGCCACGTCCTTGGTCTTCAAGCGCATCGAATGCTGCGTTAGCTTCCTTCGAAAATGGGTTGTCAAATTTGTCGCCAGTTTCTGCCTGAAACTGCTCCCAAATGCCCCGTTGGGTCGGTATCGATATAATCTGCTCAGCAGGCACACCTGAATCAATAAGCTTTTGCTCTTCAGCCTTCTGGAAGGCACCCCACTCGCGATTAAATTCTGGGCTATAGATACTGACTTTGTATGGGGATATTTGGCGCGCGGTATTGACGCCGGTTTCTATAGCCTGAGCGCCCACTTTGCCGACAATAGGCGTTATGGGATCAAGACCCCTGCCAGTCAGATCAAGGGCTTTGCCGGTCACGTCGAGCGCTTTTGTTAATCCCTTCCCCACGTCGGTGGCTGCGGCACTTCTGTACACATCACGCGCAACTTTGGCCTTATCGACCACAGCGGTTCCAAAATCACGAACTGCCTGCATGGCTGAAGCGGTGCCCGAAAATTCTTCTGGGGAAACCAATCTTGTGCCCTTGAGGCGTGAAAGGTTTTGAACAAGCGATAGGCCATTCTCAAGGCCAGATGCCTTTCCTAACCATGATGCAACCTTAGAAAAGCCAGCACCGCCGCCAACAAAAAGTGATCCAACCTCAGCGGGGTGCTGCGTAAGGTCACGCGCAAAACCGTTCCAATCGAATGACAATTCCTTTGTCTTGGGGTTGTATACCCCATAAAGGGCCAAGGCCATTTTATAGTTTGCTAAATCCTCTTGGCGTCTTTTTGCAGCCGTTTCGAGGTCCATTTTGTTGGCATCGACAGGATCAACAAACGTAGGGGCAAAGGGGTTGAATCCCATAGGCATGAGCCCCGACTGCCACCCATTCCCACCACTAAGAAAAAATGTGTCGCGATATTGCTCAGGCGTCATGCCTGCGGCAAAAGCACCGCGCTTTAAGGAGTCAAGAAACGCAAGCCCCTGCGGTGCATCTGCAAGACCCTTTACGGCATCACGCGCAACCTCAAGTGGGTGCCAGTTGTGTACGACGTTGTGCCCAGCCTCATAAAGAGTAAGGGGTGGAGACTCTTGTGTACGGTATCCATATTTGGGGTCGATAAGGGCGTTGCGCACCTGAGCCTTGACGGGTTCGCCGTCAGGCCCAATAATTGGCTGACCGTTTTCATCCAACTGGACTTCTTCATAAAGCTTGCGCTCTGATGGCTTAGCTTTAAGCCATTTTCCAACCATATCTACGGCGCCAAGTAACCCTTGGGCCTCTAGCTGATCCGCAGTTCCGATTGCTGGTACATCATCTTTAGCCATTACGCCCTCACCTACCGCTGCATTGTTTTACTTGCCATTTTTCCATTTGCGTCCCGATAGTACACTTTTGTACCATTCTTAACAGTGGGATCATTGACGGCTGCTTGATACGACGGGGCATAAACCATCGGATTTTGGGGTGTGCTATTAGGCAAATCCGAGATACCCGGTGCCCTTTTTGGTCCAGACGCCTTTTGTGAGCCGGATGTGCCGGGGACTGCCGCTGGTGCCCCTGCCGGACTCGCTGGCGGCGTAGCTGGCGTCGCAGTCGCAGTCCTAGTATTGGCGTTGTTAATGGAGGGAGTCGCGGTCGGATAGAGCGATTTTTTGGCTCGTTCAAGGCGCTCATCAGCGGTTCTAATATTCCGGTCAAGAACACCAACGACTGCCGCAACGGCAGCCGTGCTATTTTCAACGCTAAGGGACGCAGGCGAAATACCGGTACCTTCAAGCAGCGTGGAAAGCGCCGCAATCCTTTGCGCGTTTGTCTGACCTGAGCCAACAATATTCGCTGGAGCGCCATTTGCCAAAGCGGCGCTTGCAACCCTATTCCAGAATGATGTTGTTGCGCCAAGCTGAAGTTCCTGTCCGGAATCAAGCAATTTCTTAATGTCGCCAACGACATTCCTGATTGCCTCATTCTTAAGGACAATATCCTCAGCCTTGGCATAAGTGTCAAGGTTGGCAGAGCCAATGTTAGCGACACTGGTATTGAATGCCTGTAGCTTAGGATCAGCGACTGCGCGGAATGCGTCCATATACGCCTTATCGGCTGTTGCGTATCTGGATTGAGCGGCCACAAGACGGGTTTGTGCCAATTCTATGTCACTTGGAGAAGCATATTGACTGCCCAGCAGCTCTTGTTGGGCAGCCATGTCAGCTTGTGCCTGTGCGCGTTCATTAAAGTATTGGGCGACATTAGGGTTCGCGTTTGCCCCAGCGACGATGCCCTCAACGCTATTGTCGCTGGGAGGGGTTGCCGACTTAAACTTAACCACATCTCGCACAGTTTTGGTTGGGGTATACAACTGAGCGCCTTCAGGGACGTCAGGCATGTATTGACCAGAACCCGTAAGCATTTGCTGTATCATGGCTTGCTTTTGACCGGGCGTAACCAAAAAAGTGTCTTCGCCGGGAGGAGCGCCGGGCTTGGTAAAGGTAAAGTTCTTACCATCAGGCGCAAGGCGGAAGAATTGATCAGCCAATGTCCTTGCAACCTCAGCCTGCTTGGCAGCGGCAGCCTGACGGACAGGAAGCTGCTTGTTGCGCTCATTAGCCAAGTTTTGATACGATTGCGCACCAGCGCCAAGGCCAGTCGCGAGTGCTACGCCAAGGCTGCGCGTAGGCGCAGTGCCCATGGCAGCAATACCGGTCAGTAGTGGGATGATCGATCCAGCAGACCCGCGCTTAATGCCTTTGAAAAAGGGTTCAGACAGGTAATCATAGCTGTAGGGCGCAACTGCCCCACCCTCAAGGCTGACAGGATTTTGCCTACCACGACCAAAAATAGTTTTGCGCATGGCTTCCTGCGGCTTGCCACGAGGGTCTAGCTTTGCGGTTACCACAATGTCATCCACTACCGGTGGCTTCTTTTCAGCGTCTTCCACTACCGGTGGCGCGACACCAGTGGCGTTAGGTTTGGCATCGGCTGGCGTGGAAGCAGCAACGGAAGTGGCATCAGGGCCCGCTGCACCAAGACCGCCCTCTTTGCGCCTTGAAGGCTCTGGAGTTACTGTCTGGATTGGGGTTGCCGCAGTAATTTCTTCAGCCAACTCTTCTTCAGTTTTTGGAACGCCGCCATCCTGATACCCATCACGCCCTGCAAGGCCACCTGAAGCAAAGCCAATTTCCTTGGCGCGCTTTGCCATGGTGTTGCCGGTCCAGTTAATCAGTTCGCCAACGGTGCGGATCTTCCTTTTCGCAAACACATCTGGGTTGGCAGTAATTGCGTCTTTATCAACAGCCAATTCAACTGGCGTATTGGGGTCTGCCCTCAGCGCCCTTACAGCGCCAGAAGGCCCAAGGAAGTGGGCCAAATAGACGTTACGGGCATTTGTATCGAACCCATATTTCCTGAGATGTTTTGCGTTGTCCGCAATAATCATTGGGCCGAATTGAAGGTTAAGCTTGCGACCTTCGGGCGTGGTGCGAAGAGCCCTAATGCCTGCATCGCCCAATTCACGAGCCTGCTGCGGGAATGCCTTTTTAAAATAACTGACGTATGTGTCCTTAACAATTCCATACCTACCGAGCGCCGAAGAAGTCTTGGCTTGACCGTCCCCTTCAGCCGCAAAGATAATCTTTGCAATTCCGGACAGGTCTTTGGGCAAAGATGCCGGTACTGGCAGCAAACCGGCAGCCTTGGGCGCACCAGCAAGACCCTGATCACGGGGCGCATTTTTGCGGGCCTCCAATTCTTCGCGGAATTTTTTATTGGATGCCGCAAAGTTATCGACACGCTGTGGTGCAGCTTCAGGCTTGCGGCGCAGCAAAGACTCAAAGTGGCTATCGTTGCCAGCTATCAAATCTTCAGGATCTAGGTTGAAATCAAAGCCCTGTTCATTTTCTTCAGGAGCAGCCATTTCAGCACCCATCAAGCCAGCGGTTGGCTCACCACCCATCGCGAAATGACCGCGCTTAGCAGCGCCAGAGGTTGCCTTGGCGTAATCGACAGTCTTGTACTTGCCAGCCAAGCCAACAGCATGAGGCTTATGACCCTCAACCTCTTGAGCAAGAAGCCCGATTTGGGTGCGCGGATCACCCTTATAGTTATAGCTATGGACAATCTGGCCGTCAAAAAGCTTACCAATTGGCTTGATGTTTTCTTTCAGGCGCTTGTCGGAGAACATGGCGGCTACCTTAGCCACAGTGCCTGCAATTTGGGCAACCTTGGCAGTCTTGCTGAGTCCGCTTTCAGGCTTTTCAAGCGAAGCCGCAGTCATTGGCTGACGCGAGGCATCCAAATCATCCCCTTCAGGAATGTCCAGACCCTGACCACCATAAGGCGTACCGCCGGTTGAAAAGAGACCAATCTTTTGCCCAAATTTACCCAATTTCATTCCGGTATCGGCCACATTGGCTACCTTGCTAAGCTTGTCGAGACCGCTTTGCTGACCCGGAAGATTGCCAGCCGTCATGGGGCCGTTTGAGCCACCAGCAAGGGCATCCGTTGGGATGTCTAATCCCTGACCGCCGTAAGGGATGCCGCCGCCCATGGCATAATCCTCTGCCCTTTCGGTATCAGATAAAACGCCTATTTCCTTCAGAAGATCTTTCGAAATACGATATTTGTCGTCTTCAGGTTTTTTGTCATCGCCCCAAGCGCCTATGCCTTCGCCAAACTTATTGATGCTGCTACCAAGATCAACCATGGTCTTGGCCTGCTCAGCACCAGTGGCTCTCTGTGGCAGCGCGGAGGGCGTCATTAACTGGCTTGGAGCGAAGCTTGACTGCGGCACAAGGCCACCGCCAGCATTTGGTCCGCCAGCGTAAATCCCGCCACTGGTAAGCGGGGCGTACATAGCCTGCTGCGCCTCAAGCATTTGCTGCATTACGGCTGGATCGTACCCAGCAAGACCGCCGTTGGAGAAGCCCTGACCTGCGTTATATGGCATTACGCTGCCACCAGCGCTTGCAAGGCCACCAGAAGCCATATGGCCACGGTCGGCGGCATCTTCAGTTGCCTTGTCGTAGTCAACGGTCTTGTAGCCACCAGCAAGGCCAACAGCCTCCGGATGATGCTTCTGGACCTCTTGCGCGATCAGACCGATCTGTGTGCGCGGATCGCCCTTGTAGTTGTAGCTGTGGATGGTCTGGCCATCGAAGGTCTTACCGACGGCCTTGATGTTTTCCTTCAGACGTTCGTCAGAGAAAAAGCCACCGGGCTGTGTAGTTGTGGTTGTAGAGCCTTGCGCCGTACCGGTGCCAAGAGCGATGTTGCTTGCCAATTGAAGCTGCTGGTATGGCAGCGATTGAGCCTGAAGGAATTGATTGTACAGAGCATTGTTTTCAGCCTGCTGAGTGGCTTGCTGTGCTTGACCTGCCGTCATTTGGGCAGCAGCGCCTTGCAGGGCCGCAGTTTGAGCGCCTGTGCCAAGGGCAGCAAGCTGGCTGGCTGTGTTGGCTCCTATGTTGTAAAGCCCACTGCCCAATGCCGCTGATGTTCCCGCTGCCGTGTTTCCTTGGTTAAATAGTTGCTGACCAAGAGCAGCCTGCTGTTGGGCTGCTGTAGCGCTTTGTGCAAACTGTTGCTGACCCAAAGCGGCCTGCTGCTGGGCTGCGGTGGCGTTTTGTGCAAACTGCTGTTGACCCAAAGCGGCTTGCTGAGCCGCTGTTGTGGCACCCTGATTGAAGAGTGTATTGCCCACAGCAGATTGCTGCTGGGCAGTGTTTGTACCTTGGCCGTAAACCTGCTGCCCAAGGGCGGCGGTATTTTGGCCAGTGGTGTTGTTCATGTTAAAGAGTTGCTGACCAAGAGCGCCCTGCTGCTGTGCGGCGGCAAGCCCTTGTCCGAAGCCCTGCTGGCCAATGGCAAGCGCCTGTTGCGCAGCCTGCTGTTGCGCAGCCCGGTTGGCTTGAGAGGCACCAAGGTTAAGCTGCTGTTGCTGCTGGGCTGTGTTAAGCGCCTGCCCATAGCCCTGATTAAGAAGGCCAGAAAAGATTTGAGCGTTAGCTAAATTCTGCTGCTGATTAAGGTTCGCCGCAGCAATCCCTCCACGGTCGCCGCCAAAAGCACCAGAGCGGATGGCATTACCCATCTGCCCAGCCTGCTGTTGCTGGTTCTGCTGATTAAGAAGGCCAGCGGTGCCCTGCAAAACGGTGCCGAGGAACGGCGACATGTACCTGTTGATCTCATCAGCGCCCAATTCAGTCGGGTTCACCGCCTGAGCGCCGCTGGTCATGTAATTAGTGGCTATACCCTGATACGGCTGCGCGCCAGCAAGTGCCTGTTGGGTTCCGGCCAAGGACCGATTCGTTATATCACTACCCTGCGCCAATCCCTGTTGGTATAGGCCACCAGCGGCTTGGTTGTAAGGCTGCGCCGACGCATAAGCTGCGCCCAAATTATTGAGTGCGTTACGCTGTATCCCTGATCCCTCGCCATACGCTGCGTTGAGCGTGTTTGAGGATTGCCCAGCATACTGGTTTCCGACGTTCAGAGCATTATTTAAACTACCAGATGACTGGGTTGCGTACTGGTTTCCGGCGTTCAGAGCATTATTCAAACTAGCGGATGACTGGTTTGCATACTGGTTCCCAGCAGTTACACCTTGGTTCAGTTGGCTGGTGGCATTTTGATAGTAAGGAGTCACCCCTTGCTGAGCGTTATTAAGCTGGTTTGTTGCATTGCCGTAATATGATTGGGCCATATTCGATGCGGCATTCGTGTTAGCAATACCTGCCTGTTGCGTAGCCGTCAGCGGGGCGACAAACTGCCCTTGGTAATATTGAAAGGGCTGAGTGGTGACCGTATCAGCACGGGCGTTGATCGCATTATACCTAGCCAACACCTCTGGTGGGATGCTGATTGCCTGTGTTGACCTAGTGGTTTTACCGCCCATTTAATGCTCCGTTCTGGAGTAATCCCCAGTTTTCGCGCCGTATAGGAAAAAAGCACCGCTTGGCTTCCCAAACTGGCGCTCATACATCCGTACCTTAGCTTCCGTCCTGTTATTGGACAATACACCAATTATGAGGGGAATTCCAAGGGTATCAGATACTTTCTTGCTAAATTCGCACAAACGCCTTGCGCGACCGCCTTTTGCGCTGCGAAATTCAGGGTGAATGAAGATGGCTTTTTCCTCAACGACTGGCGCTTCTGAGTACCACATTGTGCCAATTCGAAGGACCACAATGCCTTCAATCGCTCCGTCTTTTGGGCCAATTAACCCCACAATACCGTGATCTTGGCACAGGGCTGGGTATATTTCTTGAACTAATTTTGCTGGACTTGCTTCAAGGAAGCCATTTTCTTCAGTCGCCTGCATGGCAACAACCATAATTTCGTCAAGATCCTCAGGCGTACCAACGCGAATATAAAGGTCATTTGGATTGGTTTTATCTGTCATAATCAATCTTTCTTAGGTCCGGGTAAATTCTTTAATGTATTAACGGTTTCAGCGCGCATGCGCTTAACGAATTCATCCAATACGCGATGGCCCGTGTCAAGGTCGCCGCCACCAGCCTGCATTACCTGCTCAGGCGTAACGACATATTCCCCGCCAGCAGCGATGATCGGCACTGTCGCAGCGCCACCTTCGGCTTTGCCGGGCAGCGGCTCACCGTAAGGTCCGCCTTCGACGCCGTAAGGCTCTTCCTGACCGGTGTATGGTACGCCACCGAAAATGGTGCGCATGTGCTTAAAGCCAGCCATGGTATTGCCTTCGCCCATGGCGCTGATGATGTCGGCTGGGATGACATAGGAGCCGGACGCCACATGCATTGGCAAGTGGTCTGTGCGGCCCGCTACAGCACTGTGGATGGGGCCGCTGTGGACCTTTGTGCTGACCTGTCCGCCTGTGGCGCGGGCTGTGCGCGCAGACTGCTTAAACGCCTCCGCTGTGGGTGCGCCTTCGCTGCCGGGTTTGCGCATGCGCTCCTTTGAGCCATGCTTAATCCGCTCACGCTTTGCGTGAATGTTGGCGTAGAGACCGCCGCCGTAGCGCTTGCTAATGTCGGGATCTTCCGGATCAAATTGACCATTGTTAAGAGTTGGGGACTTTATCTGATTAGGATTGAAAACAACATACTCTGGTGAGTTGAAGCCGTTTCCATCAAAAATGATGCCGTCATGATCAGGCGTCAAAGCCTCTAATGCTTTCCGCTTTGCCTCTGGGAATGACATGCCCTGCTTGGTATATTTCTTAATTGCAGCAGTTGTGTTTAGGGGATTTTCTATTCGGAGATGGGCAGCAACCACATCTCCACGCGGCACCTTAATGCTTGCCCCCTTTTCTCTAGTATAACCAGACGCATTGAGAGGGTCTGAAGTAAAGTATGTTCCGGGAACATCGCCTTGACCTGACCTTTTTGTAACTCGACTTGTGTCAAATACCCTAACACCTTTGGCGGTGCTGCCGTGATAGACAACCTTTGGATTACCCTCTTTGTCCGACACTTTGCTTTTACCAAACCAGCGACGCAAATTCTCTTCGCGGCGCGGATCGCCATGAGTGATGTCATCTTCATTCCGCCCGCCAGACGCCCGCACCTTGCGCGCAGTTGAAAGCGCAGCAGCGATGCTTTGGTCGCGAGGGTGACCAGATTTAATCATCTCAGCTATATTTTTGCTGATGACTTTTTGTGATTTACCGGGCTTTAATGGCATAATTACCTCACGAATAGCTGACTGTGACAGCTTGGCCTGTGCCCGGAGTTACAACGATGCCGTAAACCACCGGAAGATTAACAAATACAACACCGACTGTGTTTGGGATAGTGTAAATAGGTCTGGTGGTGGTGCCAGTTGCGGCGGCATCATAGATAGTGCCAACGCTTGACCCTGCGGTTGTGACTGTAACCATGGCCAGACGCCCGGCAGCGCCATTCACAACCGTCGTAGTGGTGATGTTTTGCAGGATTCTTGCACCCTGTACTGACACATAAGTCTGCGCTAGGCCGTTAATGGCCGATGCAATGTTTTTTGCGGTAGTGAGAAGATCGCTTAATGATGCCATGATTTAGAACTTTCCATCCGGTTGAACGCGATAGCGGATGTTCCCAATTCGCCAAAATGAGTCAATGTCGCTACTGCCAAGGCCAATCGACACCAACCTGCCACGAAAGCGTGGAGAAATAAATGTCGTGCCCTGCGTCAATGGATACGGGCCATATGTGGTGGGCGTCTGCCCGGCGTAATCCGCAACGTAGAATGTCAGGTTGACTGTGGCGTTTTGAGATCCGTCGTAATACCCCCATTTCATGTCTGGCCAGACCTGATCGACAAACATTTTTACGTCCGCTTCCGCCATGGCAAAATAACCTGTTTGGAAGCTGGATAGCATGGGCTGACCGTCAGCGTTTTGCGATGTCTCATGCTGGTAAATGTAGCGGCTAGTGGGATCTGCGCCAACGGGCGGCCCAATAACAGACTGATCAACCCAAGCGGATCGGCCAAGCGACCCAAAATCCCAGACCTGTAGGAAGACGTTGTATTTGGCGTATGCGTTGACCTCGCCGCCACTGCTCATGGTCGGATAATACCAAGTAATTTCACCAAAGCGCGAATTTACCCCGACCCTAATTTTTTCTAAATTAGTTTGGTCAAGGTCTTGGAATATGACGTCCCAAATTGGGCACGAAACAGGCTGCACACCCTGACCGGTCATTGAAAAGAATTGCGATGGCCCCATCCAATAAACGGCTCCGTTGATGGATGCTGCGGCTTTTTTAGCAATTAGACCGCAGCCAGAGCCCACCTCGTTGAAGGAATAAACGTATGGCTGCCCGATATACTGCATCGACCAAACGCCAATGTCGGTCCATAGCAGCGCCTGCTGAGCGGCCTGAATAGCGCCAACAATCCTTGAGCCTTTGGGTATGCGGTAGGAACCAGCCTGATTAATAACGGTGGCAATCCAGTCGTTATAATTACTGACATCGCACCACCGGACAAGCAGCGGATCTTGGATGCCCGTAAATGTCGATCCAAAAGCGATGATCTGGCGCTGAGGCATGGCCACGAAGATGCCGCTATTAACCGGAGGTGCCTGCGGAATGACAGTCGCCTGAGGGTTCGAGTCAGTTGGGTCCCATTCATAAATAGGCTGAAACTGCGGGGATTGCTCATATGTTGGGCAGGCAAGAAGGATTTCACCCCAGTTATCAAGGCTCCAATCATCCGCATTAATTGCGGTCCCGGTGCTGGGGGCAACAGCGGTACCGGTTCCGTACCCTCCGCTTCCATAGGTCCCAACGCCATATCCGGTGCCCGATGAAATAGCGCCAACGCCAAAGTTATAAATAAAGTGGGCTTGGTTGCCGTTTAAATAGCCGGTCGTGGTTGATGTCGGGAGCGTCAGCGCGTTAATCGTAAATTGGCTGCTGCTAATGACGGATTCAACGACAAAATCGCCATAAAATGTAGTGCCGCCAACCGTTGTAGACATGAGCACAGGGAAGGTGCTGCCCGGCAAGTAACCATGATTGGCCAATGTGACTGTAACAGAGGCTGCCCCAGATACAACGGAGAAAAGCGGAAGCGTTGTGGTCGTTGATGTTGATGTGGCTGGGAGCGGCGAACCAAGGCTATCCAGCGCCTGCACAGAATAAGATGTGGCCCCAAGGTACCCGTCAGGATCGCACTGATACAGACCAAACAGAATAAGGCCGCCAACCGATATTTGCGTTGCGATGTAGACCGTATTGTACTGTGTTATGCCCGTGGTGGTCGCGTCTGTAATAATGACGAAGCTGCTTCCAGACGTGGATGAGGCCGCTGCCGTGACGTTATCTGAGGTTGAGCGCGGCGTGATGTCATCAGCAACGCCATTTGTGATTACGCCAAGCTGGGCAGATCCGGTAACGCCCACCTCTTCTGTACCGTAAGCAAGGTGCTTGTTTGCCAGCGTATCCTGCCAAGCCCACAGAGCGCGGGTGATGGCAGGCGTTGTGTTGGGGTAATATTTAGTCCATCCACCAAGCTTCTGGACCAACGCGCCCTGCTGCCGATCAGGGATAAAGCGGACAAGTTCGCTGACTGAAATACCAGCCTCATTTAGGGCCGGTGTTTCATTTTGATCGACGCCGGGGCGTAGCTTCAAACTGGCGTGAGGCATGAAGCGCTACC